CCAGTTATGGCGCGAAGGCGCTGTAAGTGGTACTATGTTTTCATTGTTCCATGAGTTCTTTGAATCTTGGTCGCATGATTATTTGGATCGGAATCAAGCCCAGACCTTTAACACCGCTTGGATTAACCGATACCGGACGGTTGGGGAGACGGCGGCGGCCGCCCGAATGGCTAACGCTAGTCTCTCTCAGCCAGAAATGACTGGGAGGGCAGCGCGCTTATTCGGAAAGCTGGCACTGAAACTCGAACCGGCTGGCAAACTACGAGTCTTTGCGATGGTAGACTACTTTACACAAATGGTTCTCCATCCGTTGCACCGACATATCTTTAGCTTACTTAAACGCATCCCGCAAGATGGTACCTTTGATCAGCTCAAACCAATTGCTCGGTTGGCTGCCAAAGCCCGTCGAGGGGCGCTGCCTTATGTTCGCAGTATAGATTTATCGGCTGCTACGGATCGGTTCCCCATTGAGGCTCAAGTACATCTGCTATCTACACTGTTTAACCCCGCCTTTGGGTCCGCATGGGCGCGTATCCTTATTGATCGAGACTACATCTTAGAACCCTCAAAGGATGACATCCGGCGAGGGGACGACGAAGTACGCGTCTTGAGGTACGGAGCCGGCCAGCCCATGGGGGCTTATAGTAGTTGGGCAGTGTTCTCTCTGACGCACCACTTAGTGGTTCAATTAGCGGCAGAACGTGCAGGCATAAGCTCTTGGTTTAAAGAATACGCTCTACTTGGGGACGACCTGGTCATTGCTGATCGGAAAGTCGCCCGAGAGTATCTGAACCTGATGATGGCATTAGGAGTGGATATTTCGGCCGCTAAGTCGCTCAATAGCCGAAATGGAAGCTTTGAATTCGCGAAGCGTTTTATATTGAAAGGTGTAGACGTTTCACCCTTGGCGTTTAAAGAGTTTGATGTAGCGACTCGGCATCTGCCCTCGCTTATCAATTTAGTAAAACGTCTTGGGAACCCGAAAATGCGTTTGAGTCAGGTTTTAGCTGCTCTCGGCTTCGGTTATCGAGTTTTAGGAAACTTGGGGGCGAAGTTGAATAAACTTGGTAACCGGGCGAGTGGCGCAATAATCGCACTGCGTAATCCTAACTCCTTGTTGGGTATAGGAGCATGGGAGGACTGGTTGCAAATGGTTACGGCCTATGCAGTCAAACCCTTCCGGGCTGACATTTCTGCCCGGGTTACTCAGTCTTTGGAGGACCGGTATAACGAACTAGTACTTAGATTGCTTCAGGGTATTGTCCCTGAGGCTCTCAAGGTGTGGTACGTGAGTCCCTTTCAGGATTTCATTAAACCTCGGGC